GGTACCCGATGTCACGGTCTGTGCAGTAAACGTGTGAACGCTAACTGCCTTGTCGCTCTGAGTGCTGTTGTAGATCAGAACGCAGTCAAACGACGCAAACGTCACAGGGCTGCCCGACGAGCCATACACAATCGATGCAGACGGAGTCCAGTAGCCTGTACCCGCAGTTGCCGAAGTGTTGGTCGATGTCGGTGGGTTAGCGTTAGTCACTGCCACGCCACCTGCGGTGTAGTTTGCACTGGTCACTTCGCCAGTTGACGTGTACGCCGTGGTCGAAGCATTGATCGTAGCACTTGCTAGATACAGCGCAGCCTTGAACGTATCAGCAGCACTTGTGCCACGGGTGGGCGCAGTGCCAAAGTTGTGGGTTGCAGTCATCAGTTCGCCAAGGAACGATGTGCACATGGATTGGGTATTAGCCATTTATAACTCCTTAAAAAGATGCGGCGACCGGTAGGCCGCTAACTGTGTACTTCTTTAACACCATATCAACCGAGCGATGCACAAGTTCGTCATCTAACCAATACTCCACCCAGTTGATCGTCTCATTGTCATTGTCGATGACGCCCGTCTTCTTTTCAAGAAGCGACTCATCCATCTCGCCTTTTGTGGTTTGAACAAGCATTCAGCCTCCTATGGAAAACGAATCAAAGCCGTTGTTGCGGTATTAACGGGCATCGTAACGGTGTTAGTTGCCGTTGTGAATGTTTTATCTGAACCAAAGTCCAGTACTGCCACAGACTTATTGCTGCGTGTCACGTTATAGATCAAAGCCCCACGCGCTACAAAGTTAGCACCGGGCCATGACACATCATTAAAATCTACATACACCGTACCAGCGTTCGGCCCCGTCGTTTCTGTATTGATTGTCACGCCGGTAATAACCACACCACCTGCGGTGTAGCCTGTGCCGGTCACTTCGTTGGTCGTTGTGTACACAGTTGTAAGCGATCCAATATCAGAAAACGCTGTGTACAACGCCATCTTTAGCGTGTCAGTCGCCAAGTTCTGCCCTGCTTGGAGCATCTCTTGTTTGAAGCTGTTTGTCAGACCCTGTTGAATCACGGCATCACCTTAATCTTTGCCTGACCATCACGGTAAGCATCACCACGCTCAAGACCTGTACCCAGACGGTTGAGCTGGCTCATGGCTTCTTTATACTTGCCGTCATACAGCGTAATCAAATCCTGTTCACCTTTTAAGAAGGTGTACGCCTCAACCAACGTACCGTATAGCAACACAGGCGAATAGTTGTCGCCCAGCCAAGTACGCCCGTTGTCAGCAACAGTGATTGACTCTGGGTAATAGTAGTAATGCAGCTCAACAGCATACGTATCGTCCGGTGTCGGGCCAAGAATGAAGCTCAACTCGTCGGTGATGCTGGTGTTGATAACCGTCGGGCCAAACAAAGCGTAGTACTTAGGCAGCGCCTGATCAGCCGGGTTGGGATAAGCCGCGCGGATAAAGTTCACATCTTTGTTCAGCAGGTACTCGTAGTTACCGTCGCCATCGATGACCGCCATCGAAAACACTGACAAGAAGTCGTTCGGGCAGGACAGGTACTTGTTACCCTGCTGAATGCTACCGGTGACGTTCTTACGCAGGGCAGGAATCTGAACAGTGTTGTAAACCCGCTCTTCTGCTTGCGTAATAAAAAGGTCGATCTGTTCCGTGCCGTTTGTTGTAGAAACGCCGGTACCCGCGACGTTCGTCCACGTATTCGTGGGGAAGTCGTTCTGTAGGTAATCCTTAACAGCAAGGAACAGTTCGTTGTATGTCATGCCATCGGGCCTCGTGCCATTACACCTTTAGTCGCAGCACCTGTGCCGCGAATCTTGATACCAGTGGTCTTAGGCTCTTTGTAGTTACCTTTGCTAACTACACCACCAGCGATGTTCATCTCGTTCATGCACTCTTTGCCTGAGTAAGACTTAAGCACTGACGGAGGTGAAGACTTAATCTTTTCCATTATCGGCTCCTAGAAGTACCGCGCTGGTTCATAGCACGCGCCATGTTACGTCCATACTTCTTCATGGCTTCGCCGGTCACGCCGCCTTTAGCCATTTTTTTGGCTCCGTGCATACGCTTTTCATGTCCTTCGACTGCTTTGTCAGCTACCTTTTTCATGCTGTCCATATCTACTCCTACGAGATTGTTACACTGCCTATCTGTGCGGGTGACGTTAAAGCATTCGGTGTCAACCCTACATCATCCGATCTTGAACCACCTACCGGGTACCAACCCCACTGGAATACCCGACTACCACCCGACGGATCACCAAAGTCTGTATTCAACGTCAACTGCAACCCTGTGTAGCCAGACTGCTTGTAGCTATTATCAGGACGCGGTTCCCGTACTGCTTGCGGGTCTTGCACCGGATACATACCTAACTGCAACTGCGGCTGATCCGGTTCCCAACACGTAGGGCATACCTTAATCGTAACCTGCTTGGTCTTGATCGTCAGCTTTTTTAACTCTTTTAGCTTGTAGCGAAACCCGCAGCGGTCACATTCTGCAATCGAGTTCTTGCCACTAGCAAACCTATTACCCATTAGAAAAACATCTCTCTCGGCACAAGCCGGTCAGCAGCCTTCTCGCGATCTTCACCCGCCGCCAAGTCCCAAGCCTCGTCATACATCGCTTTCAATGCAGCAATTCGCGTTGGGTCAACTTCTACCTTCTTTACCGCAATCATATAAGCCAGCCCTGCCACTAGACAGTTCTGGAAGCGGAACGGAATATCAATCACGTTCGTGCCGGTACCGGCATCGTAAATACGCTTTAATCGCCAGTAATAGAACACATAGTACGGCTGTAAAGTTGTGCCCTGATCCGGCGCAGGCCACACATTAATCTGTGGGTTTTTCGGTGTGGCTACATTCGACCCGACTTGCTGCCCCGACTGCCGGTTAATCCAGACCTGAATCGGACGCCCTTGTGCCAGCTTGTTAGGGATAGTCGAGTAGGTTGAAACCGAAATACGGGTAATGTTCAAATCCGTCTGGTTAGGGCCCTGTCCGGAATCAGTGCGAATAACATGTTCAACCAGATCAACGGTATCAATAGGTAGATCATAGGTAGTCACTCCCTGCGCTAAATTGATCGAGCCCTGCTCAATAGTCCACAGGTTAATACCCCGGTTAGCCCACTCGCCAATCAAGAAGTTCAGACTACGCCGTGCTGTACGAAAATCATAGCCCGTGCGCAACTCCAAGCCACAACGCTCAAACGCCTCTTCGAATATCTCATTGAGGTCGGGATTGAACGCTGTTGTGTTGGTTGTAAAGGCCATTACCTAAACCCCGCTGTTTTCTTCGCAATACTCTTGGGCTGTGCTACAAACTGCTTTCCTGCCTTTTTTCCCGCCCGCTTTGCCTTCGTCGTTGCTGCGTACTCGGCAGGGCTTAGCGCCTTAATCGCCTTCTCCGGTAAATAACGCTCACCGGTTTTACTTGAGGGCTTACCGGACTTAGTCCGCCATTTCTGGTCTCCCCAGTTTTTAAGCGACTGTTGCGGGGCTTTCACACCATTCGTCCTTTAGTCTTACCGCGAATGGCGCAGCCATCGGCGCGTTTTGATGCTGACGATATTTTGCCGCCTTTGGCTTTCTTCTCCGCTCGCTGACCGCGTCCAACTTCGCGAGTAAGCTCATCCACTTCTTCTTGGCTTCTGCCCTTGCGCCCTGTTACCGCAGACTGCAAAACTTGAGCGGTTCCTACTGGAGCCATCCCACCAAAATATGCGCCTGTTGCCAAATCTTTACCGGCGCCGGGCTTCATTTTTTCAACCGCTTTGCCGACCTTGCTGTATTTATGCAGAACCGGAAAATTTTGTTCACTTTCCATTTCTTCTGCAACTTCTTTTGGCGTTCTTTTCTCAGTCACGATATCCTCCGCCTGCTGCTTTGTACTTCTTGGCAACCAGCTGCGCTTTACGAGCTGACCACTGACCAGCACCCGTACCATGCGTTGCTGCGGCTTTTACTTCAGACACAATTCTCTTACGCAGACTGGGCTTGGTGTAATTACCAGCAGCATTGACCTCCCCACCTTCTTTGTACTTCGTAAAGTCGGTGTTATCCCGACGGGCTTTCTTCTTCCCGCCGGGCATCTTGGAAGGGCTAATTGCGCCCATGCCGCGTGAGGCCATCATATGATTGTGCCCTTGGTCTTACCACGCTGTGCGCAACCATCCGCACGAGAAGAAGCGGAACCGCCTTTCTTCATGCCCATAGTAGGTGGTGGACGACTTACTACTGGGCCCGGCATTGGGCCGGGACCGCTTGGCATTGTAGGTGGACGACCTACTACTGGGCCCGGCATTGGGCCTGTCATCGGTTTACCGGGGGTAGACGGACCACGAGGACCCCTTGGTTTTGGAATCGGACGCATCTTAATTCTCCTTTAGCAGGCTTTACCGCCGTACTTCATACCTTTAGCACCAGCCATCTTAGGGTGCATAGCTTTGGTCTTACCTTTTTGTGCGACGCCGTCAGCCGACTTGTGTCCAGCAGCTAGACCGCCCGAAGCCATCTTTTTCATGCCAGCTTCTTTCATCTCATGCTTGATCATGGACTTAGGAGCGCCCTTCTTTTTCATGAAGCCGATCTCCTTCTTGACCATCGCTTTTGATTCTTTCATTTCACCGCCTCCTTTAAATTTCTTGCCTTTATCGGCTTCCATAAACTCTTTTCCCACAGACTGTGGAATCTTAGTTTTCTTAGCCACGGCTGGATTCGTTGCCACCGCAGCCATGAGACGGTGTTGTTTACCTGAGACACTAGGCACGAGTCTTACCCCTAATAGCAATACCATCAGCGCGGGATGATGCTGAGCCGCCCTTCTTAAACCCAAACGTGCTCATATTGCGCTTAACTTCTTTCGCTGCACCCTCAGCTTCGCGCTTATTAAGCTCGTCGCGTCTACGGTTCTCGCGCTCATTCTTTGCCCATTCAGGCATCGTATCTTTCTTCTTTGGTTCAGGCTTAGAAGTAGCCGTACCGCCTTCAGCGTATTTCTTGACCTTACCGCCTTTGTTATAGCTACGGTTAGGGCTCTTGCTTGGCTTCAGCGGATTTTTATCGGCTTTAGCATCCTCTAGTTGTTTACGGTACTTAGCGAGGTTCTCATCGTATGCTGAAGTATCGGCTTTAAAGGCGTTTTTCTGCGCAGCAGCTTTACCAGATGGGCCTTGGGCTTTGGCTTGAGCCTTGGCCTTAGTCTTAGCCCGCTCTTCATCCGATGGATAAGGCTTAGACGGACGCTCATCGTTTGGTTTATATGTACTTGGACTACTCGGGGTAGGTTTGTCTTCTACTGTTTTAGTAGGCTTAGTAACCGGGAAAGCCTGTGACGCTACGCGTTTCTTAGGTGCAGGTTTTGGTGCTGGCTCGGGCTCAGACTTATCCTCGTCTTCTTTATAAAAAGGGTTTTCGCGTGTACCCGTTTCCTTCAGGGGCTTAGCACCGCGCTTTTCAAGATACTCTTCACGAGTCTCTTCTTTTGGCTTAGCTTTTGGCGGCTCTTCGTCAAGTTTTTCGGGCAAGCGAAGGCCACCTTTGTATTCTTTTTTCTCGTCGTCGCCCTTCAACCTTTTGTACAAGTCGTAGCCAATCATACCTAGACCTACTCCGGTCAGGATGTCGCCACCAGCGCCAAACTTCTTAACCTTCCTCTTCATAACACCCTCCGCTGGGACTCAATTAGCTGGTCTATCTTGTTCTCCAGCCGATTGAACCGCTGATCTATGTGATCTGTAATCCGGTCTACTTCTGCCTTAGTCACGTTATCTCGTGCGATTTCCTCACGAGTCTTGTTCAAAAGAATCGTGATACGGGCTAGTTCAGAGAACTTCTCATGGGCGATGTATGCAAACAAACCCACAAATAGCGACAGTGCGCCGTTCCAAACGAATGCTAAGTCCACGGTTAACACTTCCACGCTCTAAGTGATTTATTAATCCGGCTGTTCGGGTCGTTCGCGGTCTTGGCAGAAGTTAGCTTCTTCTTCATCCCTGACATCCGGGCAC